CCGACACGCCCGCCCGTCAGCCGCGTGGTCCGGCGTCGTGGCGCCCCGAGGTCCGCGAGAAGTGGAGCGCGGTGCCCGCCGAGGTGCAGCAGGAGGTCATGCGCCGTGAGCGCGAGGTGTCCGTGGCGTTGCAGGAGTCGGCGCAAGCGCGCCAATTCGCGGAGCGCTTCATGCAGACCGCGGCACCGTTCCAGCACATCATCGCCCTCGAGGGTGGCGATCCGATCAAGACGTTCGGCGACTACATGAAGACCGCCACCATGCTGCGCAGCGGTGCGCCGCAGGAGAAGGCCAATGCCGTGGCCGCGGCAATCATGCAGTACGGGGTGGACATCACCATGCTGGATGCCGCGCTTGCCGGCGCGGTGCAGGGTCGCCCCATGCCGCAGGGCCAGATGCAGGGCGGTCAGCCGCCCGCGGATCCGCGCGTCGACCAAATTCTTGCGTTCCTGTCCAGCAGCCACCAGCAGACGCAGGAGCGCGTGGAGCAGGACGCTATGGCCGAACTCGAGGCGTTTGCCAGCACGCCGGAGGCGGAATTCCTCGACGACCTGCGCCTCGACATCGCCGACATCATGCGCATGGCGGCGTCGCGTGGGCAGAAGGTCACGCTCAAGGACGCGTACGAGAAAGCGGCAATGCTCCATCCCGAAATCTCCAAGATCATGACGCAACGCAAGGCGGCCGCGCATGCTCGTGAGGCCAAGGCCGCGCTCGACGCGAAGCGCAGGGCAGCGGGGTCGATCACCGATTCCACCCCGCGCCAGACCGGAGGTGGTGCCAACGAAGCGCCGTCGTCGGTTCGCGAATCGATCGAGGCGGCGGTCGCGCAGTTGCAGGGCTGAAAGTATTTACAACGCGCAAACAGCGCGTTATGATGGTCTGTGCTCCACCTACCCGCGGCCCGAAAGCTAAGGGTAGGAAGCATGGTTGTAGTGCCGCTGGTCCTGGCGGCATGCGGAGCCCGATGGCCCACCGCTGAACGAGACAAAACCATAATCTCATTCACCGGAGGTGTTCCATGGCATTCCCCACCGTCACCGACATCGTGGCGACCACGATCGAGAACCGCACCAAGGTCGTCCAGGACAACGTCACCAACAACAACGCCGGCCTCGCGTGGATCAAGGCGCGCGGCAACGTGAAGAACGTGGACGGCGGCAGCGAGATCTTCGAGGAGATCTCGTTCGCGGAGAACTCGAACGCCGGATGGTACAGCGGCTACGACCTGTTGCCGGTCGCGGCCCAGGACGTCATCTCGGCCGCGCGCTTCAACCTCAAGCAGGCCGCGGTGCCGGTGGTCATCTCCGGCCTCGAGGAGCTGCAGAACGCGGGGCCGCAGCAGATGATGGACCTGCTCGACCAGCGCCTCACGGTCGCCGAGTCGACGATGGAGAACCTGATGGCCGCCGCCTTCTACGGCGACGGCACGGGTTCCGGCGGCAAGCAGATCATCGGCCTGGACGGCATCGTCCCGGTCGACGCCTCGCCGACCAACAACCGCGTCGACACCGGCACGTACGGCTCGATCGATCGCGCCACCTGGTCGTTCTGGCGCCCCGCCTGCTACAACCCGGCGGCAATGACCTCGGCAACCATCCAGGGCTACATGAACTACATCTGGTCCCTGCTCGTGCAGGGCCGCGATGCGCCGGACCTCATCATCGCGGACCAGTTCATGTGGGGCCTGTACATGGCGTCGCTCCAGAGCCAGCAGCGCTTCACCGACGGCAACAAGGCGAAGCTCGGCTTCAACACCGTCCAGTTCATGACGGCGGACGTGGTGCTCGACGGCGGCCTGTACTACCCGTCGACCGCGTACGGGTCGGGCGCGACGACCAAGACGATGTACTTCCTCAACACGAAGCACATCAAGTACCGCCCGCACTCGAAGCGGAACATGGTGCCGCTGAGCCCGAACCGCCGCTACGCGGTGAACCAGGACGCCGAGGTCGCCATCCTGGCCTGGGCCGGGGCGCTGACCTGCAACAACCAGGCCAAGCACGGCCGCCTCATCTCGAGCTGATGGATTCGAGGCCGGAACACTAGGGCGACCGGCCTCGTTCCACAACCCAACCGTACTCAGCCAGGAGACATCCATGACCTACAAGCTCAGCTCGCCCTACATCGGGGCCCAACCGCTCAACGTCACCAGCACCACCCAGAACCACGCGCTCGGCACGATCGTCCGCGGCGTCGACGACGGTGCCACGCCGTCGACCTCGTCGCAGTCCCAGGGCGGCACGTCCCAGGGCGAGGGCGAGTTCATCTACCTGCTCGGCGTCGCCAGCACGGCGGTCGGCTCGGTGGTGACCTACGACCCGAGCACGTACCAGACCACGCTCTGCGCGGTCGGTGGCAACATCCCCCGCCCGATCGCGATCGCCATGTCGGCGAACGTCGCCAGCCAGTACGGCTGGTACCAGATCGGCGGCGTGGCGACGGTCAAGAAGACGTGCACCATCTCGCTCGCGGCGGGTGCCGCGGTCGGCGTGCTCACCACCGGCCTGATCGCCGGCACCGGCTCGGGCAAGGAAATCGACGGTGCCGCCGTGGCTGCCGTGGCGAGCGCGGCCGCGAGCCGCACCACGGTGCGCGTCATGCTGCAGCGCCCGACCAAGCAGGGTCGCGTCACGTAAGACTCCTCGCAGGGCCTTACCCGGGAGCGCGGGGGCGCTTCCGGGATTTTTTCAGGAGATGCGAGTGCTGCTTCCGTACCACAACCTCAAGATGAAGCACCAGAACCCGGGAGCGTCCATGCCCCTGGTGCTGCCCATCAATGTCGTCTGCAACACCGACGACGAGGTGCTGTTCGAGCAGATCCGCGCCAACTCTCGTCGGCCGAACAAGTGGCTGACCGCCGCCCCCGCCCACTGCGGTGTCGCCATTATGTGCGGCTCCGGTCCAAGCATCAAGAAGGATCTGGAAAAGATCCGCGAAATGGCCAAGGCCGGCCATACGGTGTTCGCCCTCAACAACTGCGCAAATTTCCTGGCGCTCCACGGTATCTACGTGGATTACCAAGTTATTCTGGATGCCCGCATCGAAACCAAGTCTCTGATCGGGCCGGCCGGTACGCATCTGTTTGCGTCGCAAGTTCACCCCGCACTGTTCGATGCGGTACCCGATGCAGTCCTGTGGCAGCTGGATGTGGGGCCACAGACCGAGGAGCTATTCCCCGACGACTATCCCGAGTACGCGCTGATTGGAGGCGCAGCGTCCGTGGGCAATACCGCGCTATGCGTGGCTTATGCCATGGGCTACCGCGAGATGCACTGCTTCGGGTATGACTCGTCACACGAGGGCGACTCGTCCCACGCCATTCACCAGAAGATCAACGATGGCGATCCGTGCGCCTACGTGGATTTCAATGGCAAGACGTATCTGTGCTCGTTGACCATGAAAATGCAGGCCGAGAAGTTTCAGCGTACCAGCGCAGACCTCAAAGCGCTGGGCGTGGAGCTGCACGTGCATGGTTACGGACTGCTGCCCGACATGTACCACAATCCGGACAAGGTGGCCGAAGCCGTCAAGTACTCGGAAATGTGGAACCACCCCGAATACCGTGAGCTCGCTCCTGGCGAGAATGTCGTGCCCGTGTTCCTCGACCTGGTGGCGGAGCGTCGCGGGTCCCTGATCGACTTCGGGTGCGGCACCGGTCGCGCTGGCGTGAAGCTTGCTGCCGCTGGCTTCGAGGTGCACCTGGTGGACTTCACCGAAAACTCACGCGACCCTGGCGTGGACCTGCCGTTTACGCAGGCGGACCTGACGCTGCCCATGCACGTCAAGGCAGACTTCGGGTACTGCGCCGACGTGCTCGAGCACCTCCCCACCGAGCAGGTGCAGAGCGCCATACACAACATCATGGCATGCGTCGGCAAATGCTTCTTCCAGGTCAGTACCGTGCATGACAACATGGGCGCCATGGCCGGCCACTCGTTGCATCTGACGGTGCGCCCGCACTTGTGGTGGGCGCAGCAGTTCAGGAATATGGGCTTCCGCATCCTGCATTCGGAAGAGGAGTCCATCTCGTCCATTTTCTATGTCATGAGGGAACAGGCATGATGAACCCCGGCAATTCGATGACCAACCTGGCCGCTTCGGGTCAGGTGTCGCCCTCCGGCGTACCGGCCAAGCTGGTCGGTTTCTACGTCAACAGCACTTCGTCCGGCATCATCAACTTCAAGGACGGCGGTTCCGGCGGAACCGCGAAGTCGGGCAGCATCACCCCCGCCATCGGGTTCCACTGGTTCCCGGGCGAGTTCACCTCGGACTGCTACATGACGCTGGTGAGCGGGTCCATCAACGTCACGCTGTTCTGGCAGAAGTAATCCCCACGCCGACCGGGGTCGAGGTCGGCAGCTGGTTTGACTAAGGCTTAGGAGCACGATATGCAAACAGCAGACTTCGATGTGAATGACTTCGTAAAGCCCCGGCAGGGCGACGAGCGCCTCGCGGTGAGGTTCTTCGTCAAGGCGAAGCAGAACGGCGAGAAGTCCCAGGAGGCGGGACGGCCCGTCTTCGAGGACGTCGAGTACATCAACATCATGGTGCCGGGCGACCGGAACAACATCATCCTGCGCCCGGTGACCAACACCGACAAGGCGCGCTTCGCCCAGCAGTACGAGCACTGGAAGAAAAACCACGACAACGAAGGCCTGGTCGGCACCCCGCTCGAAGCGTGGGGCATTCTGAGCCTGTCGCAGGTCGAGGAGTTCCGCTACTTCGGCGTGCGCACGGTGGAGCACATGGCGGTGCTCCGCGATGACATCTGCCAGAAGCTGCCGGGTGCCACCCAGCTCAAGCAGCGCGCGGAGGCCTTCCTGGCCGCGGCCAAGGACGCGGAGCCGCTCCGTAAGGTGCAGGCCGAGCTCCAGAAGCGCGACAGCGACATCGCCGCAATGCAGGCGGCGATCCAGGACCAGGCGAAGATCATCGAGGAACTGCGCGCAGCGCAGCGCAAGAAGTAAGGAGTCGGGATGCCCTACACCATTTCCGTCAGCACGTACGGGGACATCATCCAGCAGATTGCTCGGATGGTAGGGCATCCCATTCCCGCAGATCCGGCGGGGTCTACGGACTCCGCCGTACTCCAGATGGGCGCGGCCGTGAACAACGGGCTTCTGGAGCTCCTGACCATGTACGATTGGCAGGACCTGACGATCAAGACGTCGCTGTCCGTGGTCGCCGGCACGCCAGGCGAACAGGAAACCGCGTTCGACCTGCCCGACGATTTCTACAAGTTCATCGACCAGTCGCAGTGGGATTCCAGCTCGCAGCTTCCCGCGGCCGGCCCGATCAGCAACCAGTCGTGGATGGCCTACACGGTCAGGAACGTCGGTACTCTCATGCAGCTGACCTGGCAGCTTCGCGGCGACCAGCTCATCTTCATGAACGCCCCGGACAGCGCGGTCGACTTCGATTACATGTACCTGTCCCGCGGGCAGGTGATCGACGCCGATGACGCCACCCTGTACAAGGACCAGGCGGATAAGAACGGCGATACGTTCGTGCTGGACACGAACCTCATCACGCTGCTGGGCCGCGCCAAGTACCTCGAGTGGAAGGGCTTCGATTCGGAGGCCGCCACGCGCGACTTCATTATTGCCTACAATTCGCGTGTGGGCGTGAATACCGGCAGCGCGCCGGTGCTCAATGTCGGACGTCGCCCTGGCGTGCCGCTCATCAATGGCTACACCTCTGTGCCCGATACGGGCTACGGTAGCTGATGCCGCTCAAGCCGACCCCCATCACACGGAAGAGCCCGACCCGCACTGCGTCGCAGACGCAGATCAACAAGGCGGCCATCTTCCCAGCCCCCACCAAAGGGCTGAACGCGACGTCACCGCTGACGGCGCAGGATCCGCTTACCGCTACCATTCTCAATAACTGGTGGGTGCGTCGTTACGGCAACGAGCTTCGCGGTGGGTACAAACGGTGGACCACTAACATCGGCGGTATTGGCACCGAGGCTGACGTCAATACGCTGATGGCATACCGCCCGTCCCCTGGCAGCTCTGCCTATGGCAATAAGCTGTTCGCCTGCGCGTCCGATGAGAAAATCTACGATGTAACGGATAGGTCCGATGAGGCCACCACTCCGTCAGCTGTGCTTACCGCGTCTGGTCAAGATCAGCCCGGTGAGTTCAGCTACGTGAACTTCACCAACTCTGCTGCCAGCTACCTGTGCGCATGCTCTGGTGGCTACGGATATGCCACCTACGATGCGGTTGGCGGATGGGTCAGCCGCACTGCAGGCATCACGGGTGATGGTGCAGCCTACGCAGCCGACTTCGATTACGTGACGTCGTGGAAGAACAGGCTGTGGTTTGTGCGCAGCAATACCACCCAGGCGTTTTATCTGGACGTCAACGCCATCACCGGTAACAGTACGCTGTTTGACTTCGGGCCGCTGTTCAAGCATGGCGGCGCCATTGCGGGCATCACTTCGTGGACCGTAGACAGCGGCGACGGCGTAGACGACAAGCTTGTAATCATCAGCACGTCGGGCGATGTGCTGATCTACGAAGGCACCGATCCTGCAGGCGCCGACACGTTTAGCCTTGCGGGCACGTGGTATCTCGGCATTGTGCCGGAGGGTCGCAGGTTTTTCTCAAAGCAAGGCGGAGACGTCGGCATCGTAACGGAACGCGGTGTGGAGTACCTGTCCAAGCTCATGTCTGCGCGCGGGCTTATCGACCCGCAAAGCGTCAATGACACCCCCGCTTACCGCTACGGCGAAGTGGTTGGCGCAGACGTCAAAGCCACTCGTGGTCAGCGCTACTGGCAGATCTTGCCGCACATTGCTGAGCAGTCTGTCATCATTGCTACTCCGCGCAACAATGGTGTTTCTTCCAAGCAGTACATTTTCTCCATGCTGGGTACAGCATGGAGCACGTTCTCCAAGATACCCATGGTGTGCATGGAGCAGTTGGACGGCGAGCTTTACTTTGGCATGCTGGGCGGAAAGGTGGGCCAGGCATTCACCGCCAATACGGATGATGAACTTTACGATGGCACGGTGGGCGCATCCGTTGTTGGTGATATACAAACCGCCTATGCCACCGATCCCGACAATCCGGTGGCGCTGAAGCGGCCGCAGCTCATCATGCCCATGTTTCAGTCCGCATCAGCCCCCGCCGTACGTGCGCAGGTCAATACCGAATGGGCTACGCGCGGAACCGCCGGTACACCGTCGTTCACCGGAGACCAGGGTGATCTGTGGGATACTGGTGTGTGGGACACGGCAATCTGGAGCGACGCCGATGCGGCGTTCTTTGCATGGTTGGGCGCCGATGGCCTCGGCGCCTACTGCTCACTGCGCATGTCGGTGATTGCGCTGCCTGGTACCATCTTCACCAGCTGGAAACTGATCTACATTCCAGGAGGTTTGATGTGATCGTCGTGTCCAACACCGACGCTCTCAAAGAAGCTCTGTGGAGGTTTCTGCATGAGCACAAGGTGCATATTGCTCCGAGCGCGGATTTCCAAGCGCTCGGTCGTACCAACGCCGATGGTAAACTCATCGGCGTGGTGGGCTTTAACGGGTTCATGGGCAACGTGGCATGGATCCATACGGCGGGCGATGGAAACTGGGTTAGCCGTGAACTGATTCGCGAAACTTTCCGTTACCCATTCGTCCAGGTCGGTGTAAAATATCTGTTCGCGGCGGTGGCTGGAAATAACCACAGGGCGTTGCGGTTCGATCGCAAGATGGGATTCCAAGACTATGATTGCCTTGCCAATGGCTGGGATGATGGCGTGCCGCTGTACATCCTGAAGATGGCCCGCGAAGATTGCCGCTGGCTCAATGCCGGCGAGTACGTACGGAGGAAGTCTGCATGAGGCTCAACCCGCACTTCGGCATACTGCCCGAAAGGGCATTCCGCAGCATGGGCGGTCGCCTGCTTACGCTCGAGGGCGGTGGCAAGGACAGTTCGCCCCCGCCTGCGCCCGACTACCGTGGCGCCGCGGCGGAACAGTCGGCCGCGTCCAAGGAAATCGCCACGCAGCAGAACTTTGCCAGCAGGCCGAACCAGTTCACGCCGTGGGGCAGCACGACATGGCAGTCAGCCGCTGGCACCGATCCGGCCACCGGCCAGGCCGTAACCACATGGCAGCAGAACCAGTCGCTGACCCCGCAGC